TTCAGACCGGTAAAATGGAACGGGGGCATGCCGCAACAGGCCGACGTGACACTAAGGCTGCATATAGTCACATCCTGGAAAGGAAGTGTGCGGGAAGGTAGTGAATTCCGGAAACAGGCTTTGGAAAGGTTCGACCTGCTGGAGAAAATGGACAGCCACCTCTTCAACATTTCTGGAGATGACGGAAAGACCTCGTTCAGTGTCTTCAGAAGAACAGGCAGCAGTACTAACCACAACCATGAGGAACTGGTGGAGGATATTACGGACTTTACCTGCAAGGTGATAGAGAGGAAATAACTTAGAACAGCGTGAGCTGCGAGCGCATCTCTTCCTGACGGCTGATGACACGCGGATCAACGCTGGCATTGATAATGTTGTAGAAAGTCTTCTCACAAATATGGTATTTGGGCCAGATGTAACGGCGAAGAATTTCCCGGTTGGAAAGGCCGCTATGACGGTGGGAGTCATAGATGCGCACGATATCCTCCACTCTGAAAGCATAACTGCACCCTACCAGCTTGGTACGATACTTTTTCATAGGGCGTAATGATTAAAATGAAACGAATCCTGAAAACCTGATACAAAGGTAAAGAAAATGACTATCCGATACAAAAAAGCTGTCGTACTCTCATACAACAGCTTTTTCATAAGTTCCATATCTTTATCTGTAAAATATGAATTTCTGCTCTACGTAGATGCATCTATTCTCCCTGCAGTATTTCTTGACAGCCTTACGCGTCTTGAACTTCTTGCTTTTGCCGTCTTTATCTTTGACAAATGTCACACCAAACTCCCCATCGACTTTCAGAGGAGAAAAAAATGTTTCAGTTTTAAATCGTTTCATTGCCTTTTGTCTTTATCGTTCATATTATTTGCCGCATAACACCCCAGAACCTTCTTATAGGATATCATGCAGACAATACTGTCGCTGTCATGCTCCACAAGGATGGTCCATTGCCCGGTTCTGCCGTCACTGAACACGTCCAGCCGGACCGGACGGCTGCGGGGGTATTTCTCATTCATCACCATTATCTGGCGCTCAATATCACATTTTAGTACCTTGAGTGAGTTTTCGTCCTCTATCAGGTGGTGGTCAAATTGCTGCACGTATATCTGCAGCTCACGACCTTTCCTGTTAACGTTTGCGTAGGTTTTAATGTAGTCTATAAAGTAACCCATAATTTATTCCTTTCTTTATCTGTCATTTTCTGAAATATATCATCAATCCTTTAATCTCACAGACATAGCTTTCCATGTTCCATCCCTCCAATTTACACACCATCAAGTCAAATTCTATTTCCTGTAACAGCTTTACTTTGAATTTCTCGCGGGCAAAGGCGTTTATCCTTTGACGTACATCCCGGCTGTTCATCGGGTCTTCTTTGAATTCTTTGCTCTTGGGGACAGATTCTCTTGTGGGAAGGTGGTTGACTGCCATACTATCGACGGGAACACCCGGAGCTTTTACAAGGATTCTTATTCCACCGTTTAAAATACTTTTCCCGTTCGTATAGAAATCATATCCGGACAAGGGAGAAACGGTATGTCTGTCAATGGAGAAACCTTCGGAGGGTCATCGTAAAGCCCCCAGTCTATGTATTTATTCATCTCTATACAGTTATACGTTATTCTTTTTTATCAAATTCCGCTAAAAACATTTGTAATTCCACTCCCGTTGAGCATACACCATCGAACAATTTGTACATTAGTTCCGGCTCTTCTTCCCAAATTTGATAGACTATTACCTTTTTGCCAGCACCTTTCATCCATCCTGCCTCCGAATGGGCAGAACGTCCACAAGGCAATACAAGAACACAAACATCCGCCCATTGCATTGCATCAAAATCTGAATTGAAACCAGCCTGTGCAATGGGATGTTCAAGCGCAATCTTATATTGGTCTATACTCCAGTTCTCCCAATCTTCATCAATCTGAGACCACTGAAATCCAGTTTTTCCAACAGGATGCCTAAAGTCATAAACCTCATGCCCCTGTTCGTGAAGAAAACGGACTACTTGCGGTTGATATTGATTTCTCCAACTACTTGCTACATAAATTTTTGCCATAATATTGTTATTTTAAATTGCTATTTATACTTTTGCATTACGCCATGCGTGATACAGGTATTCATTAATTAAAATTAAAAAAATATGAATAATGAATATATAACAGAATGGATTCAGAATAATCCATCGTTAATCGAGTTTTTGATACTTCCTTGTATAAGTATCATTTATAATGAAGTCTGGAACCATGTAAAGAAATGGTTTAGTAATTATAAAACTCGTCGTTATCAAGACGCACTGGCAAAAAGGTTAGCTGAAAGCTACTTTCTTATTAAAAAGAATTTCTTTTTAGACGCTCCAGAGCGTCTTTTTCTTTTATAGATAATTTATTTGTATTAACTATCTTCCATCCCGTTCACGAATTTCCGGTACTCCAGTTCCGTTTTGGCAAGGTTTATCAGCGTGTTCACACCCTGGAATACCTGCTTCGCCTGACTGACATGCTCCGGAGAGGATTTGACATTCTCAATCTGTTGGAGTACCGTATCACGAAGCTTTTAGATGATACCGGGGTTCACCGTTGATACTGCATCCAACCGTTTGTTGGCAAGCACGATGACTTGTGTCGTAACAGGTTTGAACTGTTCCAGTTTGGCCGGAAGATTGATGTAGTTGAAGACAAGCGTCTTTCCGTTGTTCAGATAGATTTCCACCTCATCGCCGTCATCACCGGTTCCCTCGCAGTAACCCAGTACGACGACCTCTTCATTCCTGTACAGGTATGGCTTGTTAACCATTCCCTGCAGACGTTCGAGTGTATTCATAATTGATTGTTTATTGGTTGGTTATTGATTGTTCGATTCATTGATAGCCCTTGAAAGGCGCCCCTTCAGATATACGAGTTCCTTTACCTCTTCAGGCAGGTTGTGCAGGCTGTTACGCTGCATGAGTTCGGCATTGCTGATACATTCCAGGTTCTCAAGTGTGCAGTTCAGCGTATTGCCGTCGCGGAAAACGATATTGTAGCCTTTCGGAACCGGGCCATGCGCCTGTTGCCATAACAGCACATGCTTTGGTATCCATTTCCCCAAAGAGATACGCACATAAACGTACCGGTGTCCGTTTTTGTCTTTACGGATAGTCTCGGCACCGTCATAAAGCGTATTGTCCGGCATGTGTCCTTTCTTGAACATGGTGGCCGAAACTTTGGCATATACCCCGGCATTCATCTTCCTGCCTTTGTTGGCCGGCACGTGCCCCTTTGGAAAACGGTGTGCCGATCCACTGTCGGCAAGCTGCCTTGACATCTCACTCCGCATTTTTTTCAAATACTCCGGAGATTTCTTGAGTCCCAGACGGTCGGCAAGGTTATAAACGGAAGCGGCCGAAATTCCAAAGAGACGGGCTATCTCTTTTGTCGGGCGGTGAGGGTACAGCCGGGTAATTTCAGTTTTTTCGGCCTCTGTGTAGATATGCTTTTTCATGATTGCTATGGTTTTGAAAGTTATTTTACCGTATACAGCCTGCAGCCAGTCTTCTCCTTTGCCCTTAAAAGGAAACTGGCGGCTTCGTCGCTGTCGACCACCAGCTTGATAGCGGTAAGGCCTTCCGTATTAGGTTTCTGCAGAAGAAGTGAGCAGGGCTGTTCGTAATAGTTCCAATAGTAGATGAATTCGCCCAAATGGAAGTTGTCTATTTGGACGATGTAGTTTGTCGGGATACGCGGTGTCATATTTCCTGCTTTTTACCGAAACAGGTTTTCACTTCCCCGTCCGGGACCCACTCCACTGTAACGATACCTTTTACCCGTCCGGTTCCACCGCATTTCGGGCAGGGTATCTTTATCCGTTCATGGATGATTTCAGGATTCCAGAACCAGCCGTTACCGTGACAGTAACCACAGGCATACCCCGTATAGTAGCCTATGGTTTCTTTACCGGTACCAAAGTTCGGGGAACTGAGTACCAATATGTCTTTCTTCTCACTCATGCTTCGATATAATAGGTTTGGACAATTATGTGATTACGGAAGATATGTATCACCGTCCTACCTTCATCATGCCGGAGTTCGGTTTCCACAAAACTGCGACGGATGTCGCCTTTTTCCATTAACGAACGGATTTCAGCGTCGATGAATGATTTCAGGTTCCGGAAATCCTGCTCATTTCCTTTCAATTCGGTGGCATCCAGCTGGCTGACTGCCATCTGGAGCTTGAGAAGCCAAAGCGGCTTATCATTGGGAATACTTGATTTATAAGTTATCTTTGCCATTATTCTCTTTCACTTAACATTTTACGTCCTTTACTGGTAGCATAATAAACAGTAGGCTTTCCTTCTTTGTCAATAGCTCCTATCCATTTTCTTCTTTCAGCTTCTTGGATGAATAAATAAATACCATAGTACGATGTTGTTTTTAGCCAATCCAATTCATTTAATTGGTCGAACGTCATTCTCCCTCCCCAAACAAGCGAACTTGTTAACATTTTTGCACCCTCATCCAATATGTTTGCCATGATTCATTTATTATTTCCAGCCATTCAACCGGTAGACCTCACGCCGGGCTTCCTCTTTCGTGAGGAATTCCCCGATCTTGGTCCCGGTGGAACCGGTGGCGTCACGTCGGATACGATACACCACCCAGTTCCTGCCATGCGGCCGGTATTCGTAATATTCCTTATGCGGATTGCTGCTGCGCATCATTCTCTTTCTTGGGTTCTACATAGAATGTCTCTTCCTGTACAACCTGTACGCCGATCTTCGGGAAGTATTCAGCTACTTCCGGGTTATCCCGATCAGCCAAAAGCTTATCTTTTGCCAGCTCGTCCGTTGTTCGGATATATTGCGGCAACAATTCCTTGCAGATGTTGGTTACGGCCGCCCAGGTAAAACCTTTCAGGTTCTTAAGCTTCGGTGTACCGGTACGGAAACCGAATACGCCATGAGCACTCTCGAGGCTTTTTCGTTTGGAGAATAGTTCTTCCTTGTTTTCTACGGCGTATGCCTGCATGATGTCGAAATTCTTTTCCTTCGTGGCAGACAGTTCTGCTAACTGATCCGCATATTTCTCGCGGATACGTGTCATTTCAATGTCCATTTTTGAGGTGAGGTTCTGTACTTTGGCGTCGGCTGCCGCAAAATCCGCAAATGCCTGTTCCGCCTGTTCGCGGGTGATACCGCTGACTACTGTTTTCTTTGTTCTTGCCATAATAAATGTTTTATAGGGTTAATAATGTAGTTTCTTTCTTCTGTCCCGGTTCTGCTTGCGCCAGCGTTCCTTGGCGGCTGCCGTCTTGGCCGGGGTACTGTTTCCGTCCTGTTCTTGTTCCAGATGGGCAAGTCGTATCTGCTCGGCCCTGTACTCGTCAAGCAACCGGTCGAATTCGGCCACCGGAAGGGGAACGGGACTTCCGAGCAGTTTTTCTTCCAGGATATTGATGCGTCTGCGGCATTCGGAAAGCCGGTTCTCCAATTCCCGGTAACGTTCGGTGGTGTTGTAGGCGGCAGGCATGGTTATAATGTATCGCGAAGTTTCCTGATTTTCTTATCCAACTCCCGGCGGCTGTAATAAGTGAACTTTCCTTTCTTATAACTGTGTACCAGTCCGCGGGAGGCATAGCCCTTGATTGTATTCTTGCCGCATGAGAGGTAACGGCAGGCCTCGTTCTGTTTCATCAAGTCATCCATATCGGCATCCTCGGGCAATGGAAGAGGAGTACAATCACCGGGAGCAGCTTTACGGCGTAAACCTGTCCAATGTTCAAGGCGTTCGATGCGAGCCAATAAACGGTTGAACTCTTTGCGTGAGAGCATTATCGTATCACTCTCTTCGTCTACTACACCCAATGCTCCGGTGGCGGCAAAGTCCGCCGCTGTCATACTTTGTACATCCGGTATCAGTTCTTCCAGGCCGATATGTCCGGCAGAAAATCGGGCGGCATCGCGGGCGGCGAAGAAAACCACCTCGTCACGATTCTCTTCTGCAACTTCCATAACGTATTTCTGGAATACCTGTTGTTCGGTCATGCTGCCCTGCAATACCTCGGCCTGTACGAGACTGGGCCGGTCGGCTTTACGAGTCAATATTGCCACAGCCTGGTTGATTTCATTTTTCGTTCTCATATTGTTTCATTTTTCTGTTTCTTTTCCTCACGCCGCATCCAAGCTTCCAGCTGCTTCTTGGTATCCTGTAACTCCCACAGTTTCATGGCGGTAACATCCTTGCGTGCCTTGCTGTATTTCCTCGCCCACATGTTGAGCTTCGCAACGTTCATCCGGTATTCATCTTCACTGTCACTGGTGAAACCCTGGTTCAGCTGTGGGATCAGGAACGACAGGCGATAAATATCGCGGAACACGCCTTTCGCTTCCGCCAGTTGCATTGCCCTTACCTTTTCATCCGGCGGGTTCAACCTTTCCAGCAGTTGCCGCGCCTCGTGCATCGTCAGTTCCCGGCTGCTTGCCGTACGTCCGGAAGTGAATTCATAGATGCATCCATGCCTGGCATCGTCATCCATACCGATGCGGTGGAAAGTGGCGTGCAGGGCTTTGAGCTGCTGGACACTGATCGATTTGTCTTTATTCGTTCTCATCATTCAAAATCGGTTTTTCTCCGAAATAAATTTCCGCTTCTTCCGGCCAGATATCATAGTATCCTTTCGGGCCTATGAAACGGCCATGGGAAAAAGCACGTTTGCCTTCTACATAGATTTTCAGTGAGGCGTTGTACAAAACCTTCTTGGCTGTACGCCCGTCCGGATTCTGACCGCTGGCATGGCTGATGAAGATAAGCAGTTTGTTTCTGTGCTGTTCTTTGAATTTAAGGAACTGAGGGAAGCTCATGTACGTATATTGGAAACTGTCTATTACAACAAAGTCCGGTGATTTCTGGCGTTTCAGGCGCAGACTGAGCTCGTCCATCGATTCACAGACCAGCAGAAAACGGCGGTTGGTCTCCAGCATGTTACTGCGTCGTACGGTATTCTGCATGGTCAGGCTGATGCCTTCCTCCAGACTGTTGTAAACTACACGACCATATTTGCACAATTCCTTGCAGAGTTTCATTACAAAAGAGGTTTTCCCGCTGCCTGACTTTCCCCAGACTATCCATACCCCGCGGCTTTCAGGAGTACCGAAAGCATCGTACCATTCACCTTCGAATGGGAGCGTATCAAATTTCATGGACAGCAGTTCACGTACCCCTTTGGCATTACGCGCAAAGGTTCTGGCATCATTCACCGCTTCACTCATTGTTCCGTACCTCCTTTCATCCGTCTGGCTTCCAATATGCGCTTGCAGGCATGTACGACCCGTTTCACCCGGCGAAGGTCATATTCCCCCTGTTGTGCCTCACGCAGTACACGCTTTATTTCGGTCGGCTCTGTCAGCCCGTTGGCCTGGCAGATGGCATACACATCCTGTTCCGTTGCGGCACTCACATCAAAGAACTTGCGGCCGATACGGCTGTTTATCTCCTTGTAACCTTTCTTGTTATAGCGCAGGCCATTTTCCACCCGGCGCTTGATGTAGTCGGTGGAAAGAAAGATGATCCCCGCTTTATTCTCCAGGCGGTTGTATATGCTGATGAAGTAGGAAAATACACTGTCCGTCAGTTTGTCTCCTTCATCAAAAATGATAAGCGGATTTTGAAGAAAGGCTATCATGGAAATGGCATATTCCAGAATGTCACGCAGGTTGGTCCCGTCCACCGGAGCGCCGACCTGTTTGGCGATTTCCCGAACGAAATCGCTCTTTTTCATATCTTCAGAGCAAAGGATATAGAACACATTGCGGTGTGTGCGGCGGTACTCGATGGCGGCGGTCGTCTTGCCGCAGCCTGCATCACCCACTACCCAGGTGGTATTCTTGTAGGCCTGTGCGTCTGACATCGCGAAAGTGATCCGCTGGAAAGCATTGCTTTCAGTCAATGTCCAACGGTCCATACTGAAACCGATCTGTGCGGCTATACGGCTGAACATGTCATCACTGATACTGGTGTACTTCTGATTGCAGATTTGTGATACGGTTGCGGCACTGACACCGTTCAGGCTTTCGCTGGCACGATTCTGGCTGGGATAGTTGCCGCAATATTCCAACAGTGCGTCACGTATGGCGTCCTTGTCTTGTTTACTGAGTTCTTTCATTTTTGAATGGTATTTAATTGATTATTGAATACTGGTTAATTATCGCTGAGGAACGACAGGTACATTTCAGCTTCAGTCATGCCGGAAACCTGCTTGGTGTATTCACCCGGAGAGGCGATGCCCGCAGGTTCTTCCTCCGGTTCGGCTTCATAAGTTCCCGGTCCGACACCTTCAGGATAGGCAACCGGAGCTTTCAGCTCCTCGTTGGCGTACTGTTCACGCTGCCGCTCCATGCTCTTCTGTGATTCACCCACCGGAAGGGGCATCACAAGCTTGGTGTAGGCTTCTCCCATGCTCTCCTCAAGCAACAGTTCCTCGCAGGCGATATAGTGCCCGGCAAGAGCACGCTTTTGGGCGCGTATCTGGGCGTAGAGCCGTTCGCTCTCCTCCGTACTGCGTTCTGCGGTAGCACGATGGAAGACGACTTTCGGGGTGGCAGTAGCAGCATACTTCAGCCTGTCGCCCGCACAGACTTCCCAAAGTTCTACGGAGGTCATGTCCATGGGATCGTACTTGTAGCGGAAACTGACACCCACATTCTGCATGTGGAAACCCATATCCACCTGTCCGAATTCATCGTATACCATGTAATGGTACTCCTTGTTGTTACGGCTGAATACGAATCCCTGCTTGCCGTACTTCACGCTGTCCTTACTGAGGAGCTTGAAGAGTTCCTGCACCTCGTATTCGTCCAGCTGTTCGGCTTTCGGGCTGTTGAGGGTCGTGTACATTTCCATACGGGTCATCCCCGTCTCACTGGTGGGATGCGGCATACTGTTCCATTCAAGACGGCATTTCAGATATTGTTCTTTCATCTCTTCCAAAGTAGGGAGTTGCGAGATGTTTTTCATTATCAGATCGATGTTGACATGACTGCTCTCTTTGGTGGCGGTCACGTTTTGACCGGTATAGTTGTAGAGCTTGTGCATCACCTGCTGCTGGAAACGTCCGAAAGCGCTTTCGATGGTCTTACTCTGGCCGTTGTGAGGCATGGTGGTCTTGTGCAGGTGGCATATCTTCTTGAAAAAGGCCTGTGCTTCCGGCTTCTTGTGTCCGCCCTGGTTATCGGTGACTATCTCATAAGGTTTGACCTTCCACGTTTCCAGCGCCATACGGTAGGCCTCATATTGTGTGAGGAAGTTCTCCGCACCGAAGGAGTAGCCCAGGAACATTTCCGAGCAGGCATCCATCACCTCGTACACATCAATGGTGCGTGCCACCATGCGTTTATTTTTCTTGTCGTAGTCCTTGTAATAGAGGTTCAGTTTCGTACCGTCACCATACCATAATGTATTGGGCATCTGCGGAAGTTTTGTGTTAAATTGCGGCATGAACTCGTTCTTGAAGGCGATTTCACCATGCACCACGCCATACCACCACAGTTTGATACCGGTCTTATAAAGATAGTTGATGACTGTCTGGGGAGATTCTATTAGTTTCAGTCTGTCTGCTTCACGAGTAATACGCGTATTGTGTTCTGCTACAATACGGTTGAACTCATCGAATATCTGCATGTCTGTATATACCGGAAACTTGCTCCGCTTCAACCGCAGCAGGATACGTCCCTCACGAGGACCAATCTTGCGGGCGCTCTGGTTACCGGTAGTACCGCTTACCAGCGCCACATAACCCCGCATCTTGTAGTCCCTGAACTTTTCCATCAGCCGGGATTCGCTTTTCGGTAGCGTATGGTTGAAAGACCTGCGGAGTTCTTCACATAAGGAAATGACAGTATTGCGTACAAGGCTTTTGTGGGTATAGCCATATTCGCTGTGTTTGTTTTGTAGTCCCGTTTCCTGTACTATCATGGCATTCATCACTTTGGCGTTGAGCACATATTCCTTCTGACGATCTATGGAAATCTTGGGAGTATAGGTCTTGTAGAATTCCACAGCCTTGTCATCACTTTTCAGGCGGATATTCATAGGGTTGGTTTGTACTTTTTTGAGTTGTTTTCGGAGATGTTCTTTAGCTTCGGGATTCTTGGTATCGTAAGCCACACGAATGGGTGGATACATAGTATCATAATAGATTAATGCTTCCCGATTCCTTGCACCTCGACGAGCTACCGTCAGTTTACCCTGATTGACATATTTGTCATAAGCAGATTTACTGATGATGCCACTTTCTACAAGTTCTCTATAGCTGACACATATATTCTTACCGTACATTTCCATAATCAGAAACTTTTCTCTTTTATTTGTGCAAGCCCCGGCGTCGAACCGGGGAGCCGGCTACTTCCGCATGATAAGGGAAACTCCGGACTTGCTGAACAAACAGTTCCTAAACAGTTGCGGTATCCGTCTTATCCGGCATATAAAGCGATATCGCCACAATAACCGATAACGCGATAATTACAAACGCATTGCGGCTGTCCGCATCTGTTGCGTCCACATTTGTTCCCAACCATAGACCGTAGGACATGCCTACAGCTACGGCAATCTTTTGAATTGTTCTCCAGGTTTTCATAATTATAAAGTTATCGAATCGTCTGTTATTACTGCTTTCACATTTCCATGAGAGTCCAACACTTTCACCGTACGTTTGGCAGAGTCTGTCACATCAATAATCTCTACCAACTTACCACCATTAATTAGAGCAGCTTCCCTAATTTTTGCAGCCTGCACGCTGTTACGTTTAAAATCAAGCGCATAACACACACTGCGATGTGTCACATTGAACATCCGGGCAAGTTTCTCTTTGCCTGAAGCACTCAGTTCAATCTTCTTTCTGATTTTATTCTCCATATCTAAATTCTGATTAAAATAATTCTTATCTTTGGGGCTGTTCTGCTTGAACACGATGCAAATCTATCGACTATTTTCGATTTGCACAAATTATTAACCGATTATTTTCGATAAAATGAAGGCAATTGATAGATTTTATGAGTATTTAGCCGAAAAAAGTCTAAAACCAACAGCTATAGAAAAGGAAATTGGTCTATCCAATGGCTATCTCAGTGCACAGAAAAAGCGAAATGCAGATATGGGTGAAGGCATGATTCTTAAAATCATCGACAATTTTCGAGATATAAACCCCCTATGGCTTCTCACCGGTGAGGGTAGTATGTTACGCAATGAAACTTTACCTATTACTATTAATGCCCCAAGCTCTAAGTCTATAAGTTCATTTAGTAATGATGATTTTGTTTCAATCCCATTAGTGGATATCTCTGTTGCCGCAGGTTGCTCTGGTTGCGACAATCCGGACTATTTAGAAGTAGTAGACACTATAAAGATGCCTTCATCCATGGTGCACAATAGCGAAAAGTATTTTTGCGTCCGCATCAAAGGAGAAAGTATGTCTCCTACATTATTGGATAGTTCCTACGTTATCGTGAGATTGCTTGACCGTTCTGAATGGCAGGACATGCCTGACCAGCACATTTATGTTATCAGTGACACTGATGGGCGTTCATATATCAAACGCATCAAAAACAGATTTCGCCAACATGGGTTCCTCGTTTGCATGTCAGATAATGTAGATAAAATCAATTATCCCAATTTTAATTTAGAAGCTCAGGAAATAAACACCATACTCCATGCGGAATGGTACTTCAGTGCTAAAATGCCGAATCTAAACGAAACATATTACGACAAGGTTAATCAGTTGGAAGATGATATGGATGTGATGAAAGGACAAATGGTACAGATACAGCAATTGTTGCGTGCCATCAATGTAAAGTAGTATTTGCGGAGACTTTTAAATGATAATTAATAACTGTTTAAATAACAATAATATGAGTACACTAATAGAAATTGTAAATTCTAAGTATGGGGATTATAAAGGTAATGTATCAATTGATTTCCAAGACCAATTCTTTACCCGGTTGAAATCATTAGGCTTTCCTAAAGGAGTAATAGTAGGTACTGGATTTGAATTCGGAGAAATCAAAGGTGAATGTTCTTTAGACACCGTAAGTTTCTATGTTTTAATCGCAAGTCCGGAATATGGAAGTACAATGCAAGATGTTATAGACAGTATTCCCGATAAAGGAATAAAAGTCCAAAAAGTAAAGCAAGCAATACCCGTCAGCGAATTGGGTAAATTCATTAAGAGATTTAACTGCTGTGGTATTTATAAAGATATTAAAGGAATTAGCCAATTAGATTTTGATATTCAGCAATAAAAAAGAGAGGATTATCTCTCTTTTTTTATTGCTGGATTAAACCGACCTTCCAAGACATCATTCTTTAGACAAAGAAGTAGATTAATTATCTCATCTACCTCTTTAGAGGAAGGAGCCGATTTACAAATGTCAGAAATGTAGCCTGATAGACGCTCACATGTACCTTTTGGACCAATTTGAACAACCAGTTTTTCAATGGAATTGCTTCCCGTTTTGTAATGTCCCATAATAATTCATTTAATAGCTCCCGGCACAATCACCGGGAGCGTTTCCATCAACAATCAATAACCTTAAAATCTCCGTACGTTTAATTCCCTCAGACGGAGTGCTGAATAGTGGGAACGTTCGTCTCTACCTTCAAAAATCATTGTGGCAGCAACAAGACTCGAGCTTGTGACTAAAGAGCTGCACACATATATCATCACGTATGCATATCTGCGCTCTACCAACTGAGCTATACTGCCAATTATTTATGACGCGCACACGTTTATGACGCTAAAATAGCATTTATTTCATAAATACCTACTAAAAATCAATCACTTATAAAAGATGTATAACTGTATCACTTACCAAAATAACTATACTATCCCCCTATAAATGTTTATTTAAACGTCTAAAAACACTTACTAAAGAGAAACATCGCATATAAAACATATTTCTTTTATAGTTAAAATCGTAAGTCCATTTGTTTGTCAAGTAAACTATATAGACAAAATCGTAAGTCCTTTCTGTAAGTCCATTGGTAAGTCCATTTCACTATTTAACATTTCGACACTCTATCATTTCCTCTTATGATTGTTACTGCTTACCCTAATTTTATTGAATAGATACTCGCTTTTTCTAAACACTTTAAACAGTATATTTTTTCTACTAAAATAGTTCTATATAATAATTATTTAGAATATCTTTGTAGAAAGAAACCTCTAAATAATGAATTTATGACTAAGGTAATTCACGTACATCTCATTTTCGAGAAGAAGGACTATTATTTCGGTAGCATAAGCGCCATCTACACCGTCCTAAATGACGCTCAAATAGGTATCAAAAAGAACTCTTTGCTTCATGCCGGCCTCGTTGATGGTGGCGTTAAAATAACCCGTAGAGCCATTATCAAGCAGTCTCACCTTATTCGTAGTACCCAAGAGTAATCTCCACAAACCGCACGAAAAAGGCTGAATTGCGCCTCGAAAAGCACCAATTCAGCCTCTATACTGTTTAAATGTAACGTTTATGTAAAAGAAGTCCCCATTTATACCGTTTAAAAGTAATATAAATGTCATCCAATGTAAACCAAATCACACGATTCGATTTGGTTTGTGTTTTACCCTTAAATCATCGTCAATTCCTTTATTCATCGGCTTTTCAGCCACATTGCCACCTCTCATAATTTACATACAAAGTGATTTATCCCCCGTAACAGGATAAGTAAATTTGATGTCAGTACTGAGAAGCGAGCCATCGCTAAAGCTGACGTACTGAAATTCTCAACAGATGTTCATTCCATTGGTAAGCAGCAATATGTTCAACTAAGCAAAGACATATTTATTTTCAGTTATCTGTGTGGTGGCATAAACTTCACTGACATAGCCAATCTAACTAAGGATAATATCATAGAGGGGAAGAGACTACACTACATTCGTCAAAAGACAGGTAAACTCATCAAGTTGGGATTGTCAGAAGAAGCCTTAAAAATCATTAAGCGATATGCAGTAGAGAGTAAAGGCTACCTGTTCCCCATTCTCAATGCTCAGTTGCATAAGACACCATTGCAAAAGCAGAACAGAATACATAAGATGCTGGGAAAGGTCAATAAGAATCTAAAACTACTTGCCGCACAGCTTGGAGTTGAAGCCAATCTTACAACCTATGTTGCAAGGCATTCATTCGCAAGCGTCTTAAAGAAGTCTGGTGTAAACATTGCATTGATTAGTGAAGCGTTAGGACATTCAGACCTAACGACTACTCAAATCTATCTTGACAGTTTTGATAATGAACAGATAGATAATGCCATGAAGAATTTACTCTAAGCCAATAATTCCTCACTTGTAGCAATACAGGTGAGGATTATTTTTTAATTTTGTCCTAAACTAATAATTATGGAGAAGCTAAAGGAAGATTATATAAGCATTGATACTCGTTTGGAATACATGGAAGCCATAGCCGTTGAATATGTTCCAGATGTAGATATAGACCTTGAAACAGGAGAGCAATATATCTGTGGCACTACCGCCTTACCCATATTTATAAGAAGATGCAATCAGAATAAACTATATGGTAACTTCACATACGAAGATTATATAGCTAATGAGGACATACAGAATACATTGAAAGGTTTGGGAGTTGATATAGATAAGTTCTGGTTTCTGCTTCTGTTCATCTTTGACTATACATGTGGCACGTGCTTGGATGGAATGAAAGCAACAGGCATTGGAATAGAACAACTCACCAAATTTGCCCAAGCCATAGCTGACAACCATAAGGAGATTAACCAATTTGGAGTGAGTTTTAAGAAACCTATCACTATCTCTGTAAAAATAGAGGGTAAGCATCAGATAGTAATTGACAACGCCAATGCAATAGGTTACTTGGCTACTATCATTGCCAACAACCTAAAAGAGATAGAGGAACACCCTTGGATGCAGAGCCAACAAGTCAGCATAAGTACCCATGCAGAAGAAAAGGAATCCGTTCAGATATGGCTGTTCTATAAGATGTTCAATGACTTCTTCAATCTATCTCCATATAACAAGCAGTTTAATGTCAGACAGAAGAAAGGAAGCACCATATCACTTAGTAAGACATTGCTCATATCAAAGCTTATCTACTTCACCAAACTATCCAAACATAGTAAATTCTCAGATGATGAAGATGTTTTAAAAGGCTACATCAAGCAATATAAAGACAAGAGAATTGATACTGCGAACAGCATATATTTCTAATAAACATCTGATAATTAATACAGTCCTGCTTCATACCATTAAGAGGGTACATGAAAGCAGGACTTTTTTTCTCTCTTTTAATCCTGCCATTATATCCCATCTTTGCACCGTCAAAACGATAGCGGACGAGCTACCAATTAAGAGGGAAAGTAAAACCACTCATTAATTTCTCTCTTTTAATCAGCCCAGAAGCAAGTAGTTTTGCAACGTAATCAGATAACCAAGTGTACATAGGTTTGAGGGTTACACTAAATGAATAACAACAACTTAAAAGATTAAAACTATGAACGAATTAGTAAATGTAAAAGCTGAGAAAATTAATAATGAAATTGAATCTTTAAATCAGAATGAAATCATGGAAGAAGTAAAAATGACAACCGCAGAGACTAAGTTACAAGCAGTAGAAGAAGCCCGTCAGAATTTGATGAAAGCCAAGAGCGTGCTTGAAGCCAATAAGGATGCAGAAGCCAATATTAAGAAATCTGCACTGGTTAATGTAGGCAAGGCTGAAACTGCATATCTTGAAGCACTTAAAAAGGTAGAACTACCAACTGCTAAAGTAGAATTGTGGAATGAAAGCAAGAACACAAACAAGCAGGTAGTCTTTACTAAAGAGGAAAAGGAAATCATCATCGCTACATCTGTTTACAGCATGGCAGTAAGTAAGGTAAACCTTGAATGTGGTAAGGATTTGATAACCAATGAACATTTTGATAAAGTTCCTCTCTACATTACAGAAGCCGCCCTGTTTTACAATGCAGACATTGAGCTGAAAGACCTTAACGGAAACATTGTACCTAAAGGCACTCCCAATGTTTACGTACCTGTTGATACAGCAAACGGATATTGGCAATGGGCAAGCTACCATGAACACAACCTTAATGCCATAGTCAAGGACGACACCAAACTGACCATAGAGAATGTAAGAATTAAAAAGTTTGATTCTTTACAGGAGTTTGGCAAGTACAGAGGAGTGAACAATGTGTTGAGCAGAGGTTTCAATGGATTGGAAAAGGCTGGTAATGCAGCATTAGCCACTCAACAGGAGTTCTTTAACAGAGTGTTCCAAAAGGCATTGGAATTGAAAGCAAACATCAGCGTAATCACCAAATACTATAATTTTGGTAAGACACTAAGTTTGAAAGTCTGGAATAGTGCCATGCAGGGAGTTTGTGAAGCCAAACTTGAAGAATATGACTTGACAATAGGAGATACAATTATCAAGACTTTAAATGACATGAAGATTTCTAAGGACACTATCAGACATCGCTACATGATTGATGCAATTACCCAACTTGCCAATTACGCACCGAACGGAGAAGACAAGAAGATTGGGTTGGATGAAACTTTAAGTACCATAAAGACATTGAATGAGAGTAGCATCAAAATTATAAATGAAGTAAAGTCAGACCATGTGAATACCATTTATTCTGAGATGCTTACCCAATATCTAAAGAATCATGGAGTGATTAAAGAAGAACAGGCTGCATAAGCCACTAACAGCAAAGCCCATGTGACAGGTGGGCTTAATTCTTAACCAATTAAATAATAAAACAATGAATCCATATATCATACAATCCAGCTTATATCTAAGCACTATCTACGAAGCAATAATTGCTAAGCAAGAAATACTAAGAGCTAAAATGCAGCAATACAATGATGTCAAGCTCTATCTGTTCAGTTTCATTCTCCCAGAATATAGTTCTAATGAATATATTGCAAATAGCCTCAAACTTTATAATGAGAATGAACTGTTCCCCATTATTATAACTTCCATTACATATAAGGAAGTTAATAATCCAAGAATAGCTTTCAAGAATGAGAATGGAATTATACACTTAGTCCTATGTTTTGAACATGACAAGGAGGATTGACAAGAAGCAGGGAAATGTGAGAGGTTTCCCTGCCTACTTAATACTTCTGAATTGTGGTCTTATCATTAGTTCCCCACTCATGACATTACTATCTTTACAGTACCACAGACAGATAATCCCACCACACAGATAAGCAGACTACAAACTATTCAGAATATCTAAAATGGAAGAATTTACTTATGAACAGATAAGGGCTAAGGCTCTTAAACATGGAGTAAAAGATAACAAGGTTCACATTGGATTGTGGGCTAATCTTAACAACTATCTAAAGACAAGGAGAAAGAAGAATGGAAAGGTTACGACCTATTATATTGCATTGCAGAAGTTGGCTTACTGACAAGATAAAAATTGGAGCAGAGAGATTCATATTGTTAAATTTGGGAGGTGTGCTTATTCACTTTTTATCCCGTGCCTAAACACCCCCTCTCTACATTCCTACACTACAATCCAATAAGACCCATGCAATGTCCTAACGGACACCGCAAAGGTAATCTGTAAACTGGGAGTAACTAATATCAATGATATGTGGATTTATAACAATAATTTTTATGACAAGCTGAGCGAACTTAGAAAATCCAACAGGTTAAGTTCCTCTAAAGTGAGATTCTTATTAAAGACCAACCAAATCATTTTAATCAAGCATATTGAGCGATTGCCTTATGAAGCTACCATTCAAGGAATATACAGTAATGAGCAACAATCTGATACAGAAGTTGGGTTGTGCTGATGTTTACAGGACATACGTGTTACTATTGATAACAGACAAATATACGCTGACCACTGACACTACGATAGACCAGCTTGCATCATACGTTGGAGAGAAACCTGCCAACTATAAAGGTGGTAAGAGTTCCCAATCATTCAATGACAAGTTAAGAGCCACAGGAGAAGTCAGCATACAGAATAAGGACAGTGGCAGGAATGACAGGACTTGGACTGATTATATATTCTCTCCAGTCAGCTTTGGGCATTACAGAAGAATTGACAGGGAGTTTTACGATTCATATAACAATACTCTGGATTTAAAACTAAGAGGATTCATCCTTAAATTGTTCAGTGCAGCAGAGCCACACAGCCATACTATTACCTTATCTGTAAGGAGAATGAAAGAACTAATCCACATGGGACATGGTACTATCTCCAACTATATAGAGCAACTAAGGGATATGGACTTGTTAGATGAAGTTGGGGATTCAATCATATTAAAAGCTAAAGGTCTTATTATAGACTTGCCCAAAGATAAATATGTGGAGGAAGTGAAAGCTGACTTTGAACACATGATAGCTTTTAATGAGAGCAGAGGAAATCCCATTTCAAGGGAGTGCATGATTTATAAGAAGTACAAGAAGAATAACTTTGAGGAAGTTAAGGATATGCACGCTCTTATGAAATCATTATCAAGTGGATTGGTAGGCAGGAAGCAGGAGGTAAAGGACAAGGAGGAACTTCCAGATTTATACCTATGAATCAGCCAAGCAACCATCAATAAGCGTACCATTGGCTGTGTTTCCAATTCTAAAGAGTAATGCACGAGACACTCCTACCCACATAAACGCCCCCTCATGGCTCTTAAATAAAAAGAATGCTTTAGAAATGCAGTCTGATAGCTGACAGGAATAAGCATTCTTATTAATCCAAGAGCAGGCATGATGCACTATTGCCATAGCTTACCAATAATTTACTAATGCTCCTCATTTCCTTTGAAAGAATCTTTAGGGAAAGACATAGGACAGCCTAAGATGCAAGCGAAGAAATTCACTTGTGTTTTAGGTCTGTTCTTGTTAAATCCATTCAATCAATAACCATTTAATTCAATTTCATTATGAGAGATTTAGTAATTATGCCAGCTATGGCACAGCGTAGAGAATCATTAAACATGGGTGAGTTTGCAGAAGAAGCAATCATTGTGGAAGAAGTTGCAGCACCCAAAAGAGTAAACCATTTCATTGAAGCCAATACACAGGAAGTAACCTTGCAGCACTTACAACAAGACTGCATCATTCCAAGTTTTGCATCAATGGAAGAAACCATTAGTCACCAATCCTTTATAGGTGCAGTAGTGGATGCAGCTAAGGATTACTTTCATGGAGAACAGTTTGATATGCCAGAGATTAGAATCTCACACCCTATCAATGGAAGAATCCCAAGTGCATTAGGTAAAAAAGCATCTGAACTGACAGATGAAGAGAAGACTCTGTTCTATCAGAGAATGTGCTTCTGCTTTGAAATCCCATCCATTGTACATGATGAATACGGTAATCGTTTAGCGTTATCCATTGGTGGAGTGAGAGCATATAACGAGATTAACCTGTACAGTAAGAAATCTGTTGAGAGATTTAAAATCTTCATAGGCTTTCGTAATCGTGTGTGCTCAAATTTAATGCTTACTACTGACGGCTTGCAGGATAAGATAGAAGTCCTAAGCGTACAGGAACTATATGCAGCGGCATTGAATCTGTTCCATGCTTACAACCCATCCAAAGACCTGCATCTATTAAGGACACTTGGGCAGATGTCAATCTCAACAAGCGAGTTTTGTCAGATAATAGGCAGGATGAGATTATATCAAGCTCTTACACCCAACCAACAGAAACGCTTACCTCGTCTATTGTTGGGAGACAGTCAAATTAATGCAGCTTGCAGAGCATTCGTTTCTGATGCAAACTTCAAGAGTACTGGGGACAGCATTACAGGCTGGCAGCTCTTAAACCTGCTCAATGGTTCTGTAAAGTCAAGTTACATTGATAACTTCTTGGAGAGGAATCTTAACTGCACAGAGTTCGTACAGGGCATCCAACGTGCTAAATTAGGAGATAGTGAATACGCTTGGTTCTTGGGCTGAGTGGATTGTTGATTGAGAGAGGAAAGGGCAGCTATTAGGTTAGTTGTCCTTTCTTTATTTCTACCAACCTATTAAACATTGTACATTATGGATATAGATTATACTGTGGGTGAAGTGGAACTGTCCTACAAACCCAAATTCAAGAAGCTGCATAAGGTAGCCAGTTCAGAGGACGCTTATAGATACTTGCTTCCTACATATAAGGAGGGAACTATCTGTTACAAAGAATACTTCAAAGTTCTGTTCCTAAACCAAGCCAGCCAAGTTTTAGGCTACACTCTCATATCAGAGGGAGGAATTACTGAAACTTGTGCTGATGTAAGAGTTATTCTGCAAGCCGCATTGCTCACCAATTCAGTAGCTATCATTCTTGCTCATAACCACCCAAGCGGTAGCATGAAACCAAGCAGGCAGGATATGGAGATTACTAAGCAGGTCAAGAATGCTGCAAGACTTATGAGAATTACAGTAATAGACCACCTCATATTAACAGATGCAGGATATTACAGCTTCGCTGATGAAGGAGAATTATAATAAGGTAAAGGGCACTCAATTTCTAAGTTGGGTGTCCTTACTTACATAAGCTGAATGTTCGTTCAGCATTTGTAACCAACTATTAATAATTGTGAATTATGAAGACATACATAGCATATCTAAGACAATCCACCATGAAGCAGCAAATCTCTGGTCTTGGTGTAGAAGCACAACGAGAGATTATACACAACCATGTAAAGAATAAGCCCATACTTGCTGAATATATTGAAACGGAGAGCGGGAAGAAGTCTAACAGACCTCAACTTCTTGCAGCTTTGGCGATGTGCAGGAAAACCAACTCTATTCTGATTGTAGCCAAATTGGATAGGTTGTCAAGGAATGTGGCATTTACTTCAAAGCTGTTGGAGAGTGATGTTGAGATTGTGTTCTGTGACTTCCCACAAGCCAACAGACTAATTCTGCATATCATCAGCAGCATAGCCGAATATGAAGCTGGACTAATCAGTCAGAGAACCAAGCAGTCACTTCAAGCCAAGAAAGCAAGGGGTGTGCAGCTTGGTAAAGCAGAGAACTTGATGAATAAATTTGAACAAGCTGTTCAACATAGTATCGTTACCAATAAGGCTAAAGCAGATAACAATCCAAATAACATGAGAGCGATAGCACTGTTACGGTCACTGTCAATGCAAGGCAAATCATTATCTGAAATGACTTGTCTGTTGAATGAGCAAGGCTTTGTTACATCTAAGGGATGCAAGTTTCAAATTACACAAGTCAAGAGGTTACTTGTCAGAGCAGGATTGATGTCGTGAAGTCACTTTGAAAGGCAGGACAAACAAGGAGCAAGGTCAGTCTTATATACCCCAATCTAAATTTGTCCTACCCTTAAATTCAGACGAAGAAATTAACTTTAGCTTTATAAATCCATGTGGGTAACAATTTCTAAAATTCACTTCTTATAATGGGAATTATCATTTTGATACCCACATGGATTTGGAGAGTTCAGATGCAACTCTGATTAAATACTCCATTAATTCCCTGTTTAGTAACACAATAATTACTATTAATCCACACTTCATGCTTATTAATTTAGAACCTTTCATTATCTTTGCACCAATTCCAATAAACTAATGCGTTAGGGAGTTGGAAGGACATAATTTAATGAGAGCATAACGAATTATCCTCTATTTGGAATCTGGACAATTTCATAAGTTAGGGATAGTAGTTCAATATGCTCATGCTAATGCTATATACCTACTTCATCTTTGTGGAGTAGTGGATATACACATTCAGCATGGGCTATTGTCTATTACTTAACTTAGGGCAGTCCAGAGCCTCAAATAGGGTAATATTCAATAGTTCCCATGCTCTTTTATTTTAACAGCTTATCCATAGGGAACAGGTGAGCATTTTAATTATCAATAATGAAGAAACTTGTTCTGATTGCAATTAGTAGCCTGTTATCCATTGCTGCCCACTCACAGTTTGTTACTTATGAAGCTGTGCCACGTCCTAATGTTTCAATCCCCAAATCTAACTTTAACTTTGAGTTCAAACAACCTACTACACCAAGTGTCAGTGTAGTAAATAGTGATATTGTTACAACAGAGGCACTCTGTGTACAAACAGAAGGAGAAAGTTTTGCCATTGGTACTAAAGTGATTGTAAGAACATTGTCTAATGGAGCAACAACATTGGGACTAATAGGCATCAAGCAAGGTCACAAGTGGAACAGTTTAGATGAAATTACCCTTATATCTATATCCCAGTCAATAGCACAAGCTAAGACCAAAGAAGAAAAAGACTTCTTATTAAACTTGTCAGACTTCTCATATCTAGCAGTTTTAGGAGAAAGCAGCTTATTACTATTTAAATAAATCCATCACAATGAAGAAGATATTATTATTGAGCATTATGCTTATTCTTTGTAGTACAATGCGTGCTACCGTTTATACCTTTGTTACCAGTGGAGGTACATTTAAAATTTACAAGGAATCAAATCTAATCTCTTTCAAGGATAGAACTTATAATATTGTGAAAGAGGGGAAAGATGATACTAACTATATGGTGTGTAAATCTGATAATACAATTAAGTTGATTAGATTTGATTTAGCCAACGATAACATTATAGAATATGATTACATCGAAACCTTTGAATGGAAAGATGTAGCACTCTATGATAAGGCTAAACTTGTTGCAGGTCTATACCGCAACATTGATACCTACATTCATAATAATAACCTTAAAGGAGACAAGGCTGTAATGTTTAGAGAATATGCAGGCATTATGATTGGGGGCATTCAAGATGGAACTATCACCATGAACAATAATGGCTCTTTTACAGATTCTACAGGAAAGTTATCAAGTGATGGCACATTTGATAAGACATGGACTGGTAAAAAGAAAAATACTCTGAATAATATTCTAAACCTCGTAGCAGACTACATCATTGATTATCTTCCACAGATGCCTATTCTTGATAGCTGTTGGCAACAGGTAGGTAAGCCTTATCTAATTCTTAAAGCTAATAAATCAGAATGAATTCCATTGACTTATCAAAAATGCTTATGAAGAGGTTTATATTCTTGATTTGTGTCACATTACTTCATTTAAACACAATATCAGCCCAGCAACAGAAAGAGATTGCAAGGTTTTATGTGACCCATGCAAGCCACAATGGAAATGATATAACAGAGTGGGCTGTTAATAGAAAGGTGTTTACAGTATTTTACACTATTAATGATGAGCCTTATATGGCTAATGTTTCAGATGTTGATGATGACCAGAGTTGGGGTAAAGTTTGGGGATTCAAGAATGAGACAAGAGAAGAAACCGCCAAAGATTATAAAGTTGACATATTCTATTTCAATTGGAATTATTCAAACAGTTATGATTCTAAGAAAGGTACTTGTAAAGTGCAATTCCTCAAAATTTATAAACCACAAGGCATCGTTTCAAAATTGAAATTAATTACAGAAGCTCTTGATGTAACTGAATACATAGGATACATGGAAGGCTCCATTGATTTTTCTAACTATTAAATTCGTCTTAATATGAGAACGTTAGTTTTAGGAATATTCACTATCAGCTGTTTATGGGCTTGCCAATCCAGCCAGCATAAAGTAAAGTCAGATTCCATCATAGACAGCACTTTACAAGTCAATACTACTTCTATCTTAAAGAGCAAGTTATCTGAACTTAATGCCTTATCTGGGCAAGCTATCGTTATGGAAGCGCAGACAGGGAATATAAAAGCTATGGTTGGACTTGAAAGGAAAGACAGTGCGGACTACCAATCTTGCGAGAACTTCTCCCAAGCATACGAATCAGCACTGATGCACCCTATATCCATATTGGCAGCATTGGAAACAGGTAAAGTCAAATTAGCTGATACGGTAGATGTAGGTGACGGCATTTATATTTGTAAGGGAGATACCATCAAAGACCATAACTGGCATAGAGGTGGATATGGTAAAATTACTATCAAACAAGGATTGGCAAGCAGCTCTGACATTGCTATTTATAAAGCAATGGAAATAGCTTTTAATGGTTACACCCAAGCATATTACGACCAATTAAAGGATATGGGCATTAGTAACCTTGACACTCCTCTACAAATACTTACTGCCTACAATTCCATAGCGAACAATAAAAACAACCAAGCCAATATTGACAGTCTGAAAGAGGCATTGGAATATGTGGTAACTGATGGTTTAGGACAACCTGCTACATCTGATAAGGTACAGGTAGCTGGTAAAACAGGAACAGTACAACTTGAAGATGGAAGCTATATTGTAGAGTTCTGTGGCTACTTCCCTGCCACTGCTCCTCAATATTCTATCATTGTTTCAATTCATAAAGATGGACTACCTGCAAGTGGTGGATTAATGGCAGGTGATGTGTTTAAGCAAATTACAGAATATATTTTTACTTACAATAAATATTTTAATTCAAAATGAAAACATTTAGATTAATTGGAACGACCTTATTAATGGCCATGTTGGCTGTAAACTTTACAGCGTGTAGTGATGATGAAGATGAACAGACAATCATTGAACAAGCCAATCTTATAGGTAAATGGCAGTCCACTTGGGAGAAGATTCATAAAGTGGAGAATGGCAAGGAAGTAGTAACTTCTGATGAAGCATATACCAATGGTTTATGGGAGTTCAAGGCTGACGGTACTTGCATAGAAAGTTATGTGGACGGTGGACATACAGAAACAAGTCGTTGGTCTTTAAAAGACAATAAGCTGACTATCTCTTACAGTGACGGCTATTCAGATATCCTTACTATCAATGAACTTACAGTTAATAAATTGGTTCTCGCCTTTGAGGATTGGGACACAATGGAAGATGGCAGCGAAGAATTGGACGATATTACAACAACCACTTACAAGAAAATTGACTAATTGCCAAACTAATTTAAGACAGAGCAGCATTTGAGGGAACTCTTATGCTGCTTCTCTTTTATAGAATGTTCCACAACA